AATGCCATTGTAAGACATGTCCAGATAACATCAAGACTGCTTGCTGTTGAAGGAATCGTGGATATAAAGGAAACAAGGATTAATGGCAGCAAAGATAATCTTGCTTTATCTGCTAGCTATATCCCTGTTCTGGGCACTGTTTCGGAGGGATAAATGGAAAATGTTGAATTACTGGTTAACCTACCGGATTTTCTCAAAGAGTTAAAAGATTTCCAAGCGATAGGACAGAGTGAAAGTCCGGAGTTCACCATTGCTTGGGAAAGGCTCGATAGGTGGTTGAAAGACAGATTTATTTCCTCTATGACAGAGGATGGGCTGTCTGAAATGGAAAAGTATCTCCACATTAGACCTTTGGATAGTGATAGCTCTGACGACAGACGGCAAAGACTTCTTGCTGTAGAGAATAAGGCACTTCCCTACACACTAAGGAAGCTTAAAGAGGTTCTGGCCAATGCCTGTGGAGAAGGCAATACAGATGTAGAAATCAACAACTTTTCCGTCTCTATTCCGGTTAAGCTTGCAAGCCTTCGCTCACTTGACTTCATAAGGGAGACAGTGGAACAAATGCTTCCGATGAATATGGTATATGAGATAAGTGTTATCTATAACCGGTGGGAAAATTTCACAAAGAAAACTTGGGGAGATATGAAGCCGCATACTTGGGAGAGTGCCTACCAAAATGAGAAATGGCAGAAAGGAGCATAATGACGCAAACAAGAAATCTAAAGCTAAATAAGCCTGATAAGACGGATTTTATTGACATTGCTAAGTTGAATGAAAATATGGATATCCTGGATGAAGTAACAGGAAGAGTGGCAACGATCACGAACACGAAGGAAGTCATTGTAACACTTCCTTCTGGGAACTGGTCCTCTTCTGCACCATATAGCCAGAAAGTATCTGTTCCAACAGCTAAGGCCACAGACTCAGTAACAATGGGGAAGGCCTACACAAAGGACAACACTTTAGAAGAGATAGAGACATGGGACGAAATGGCCGGATTAATCACCAGTGCGGAAGTTAGTGATGGGTATGTAACTTTTTACAGTAAATCAGAGAAGCCTAGCCGTACCTTTAAAGTAAAGCTGAAAGGAGTCAAGTAATGAGTGAAGTATTTATACCGCTTGGGGGAGCAGGAGGGAAGAACAGAGGAGGCGTGGCGATTGTAGGTGCAGATACAACTATACAGGATATGTACGGCATGGTAACAGTTCCGCTTCCTGCAGGAAACTATAAAAAATATGTTGCCAATGGCGAGGCATATATGCCCGGATATGGCGATGGAAAAAACGCCGTTCTCGGATTGAATAAAGAATTTATTAAGAAGGCTGCCTTACACGCCTTTGGGATAGCGTCTATCACAAATTTTAGCTTGTCCATGTATGCACACAAGCAAGTCCGGCTTACATGGGGTAATCCTACACAGGGCTTGTGGAGTGGGGTGCATTTTGTCTTTAAATACGACAGTATGCCGACAAGTGTCACAGATGGATTCTATACTCTTGACAGTGCCGATGTGCATTTTGAAACCGGTGCACTACAGGAGCGACAGCTATACATCCGGGCGTTTAACTATGTTACTACGAATGAGGGGCGGTGGTATGACGATGGGAAAGTAAGTGCGACAATCCGTGTAAGTGGTATCAATGGTTCGGTGACCTTTGGGGTAGGAGCAGGAATCTGGACAGTGCCAGAAGGAGTAAGAAGAATCCGCTATATCCTTGTTGGGCAAGGAGGTATCGGTGGTACTGCTACGGGTTATTATGTCCCGGGTGGTGGAGGTGGTGGAGGATATTTCACCACAGGCTATATGGATGTTACTCCTGGGCAGCAATTATCATGGGTGGTGCCTGTACAAAAAAGTAAAATGCAATATAGCACATCACCACAATCTTATTATATGGGTGGTAACGAGCCAGAGTTTGATACAGTTTTTGCAGGAATTAGAGCCAGTCACGGTAGACACCCAGCAGAAGGAAGTTTTACAGTTGGTAAATATGCTCACCAAGCCAGTGGAGGTAATGGTGGCTCTGGTGGTGCTGCATTTGGTGGAAGTCCTGGAACAAATGGTTCATCTGGTTCTGGTTCACAATACTATGTGTCTTACGGTAGTAGAAAAAACGAAGAGACACACTACATGAGCGGAGTAGTACCAGGTCAAGGTCAAGGAACACCGACAACAGGTTTTAATGGAGTTATGTATTCTAGTGGTGGAGTAGCTGGTACGACAAGAACTAGAGAACCAGGCATAAATGGTATAGATGGACTAGGTACAGGTGGTGGAGGTGCAAGCAGTAGTGGATATGGCTATTATTATTTAGGTGGAATGCCTGGTTCTGGCTGTATCTATATAGCATGGGGCAGTAGCATGAATGACGGAAGCTAAAGCCACAAACTTAATACTGTGCATGAAAGGAATCTCTATAGCGGGGATTCCTTTTTAAATTTACCTAAAAGGAAGGAGAAGAAGCAATGAAACGAGATTTTGCGTTGATTCTGCCGAATCCAACAACGGCAGAGCATGAGGTAAAGGCTATCACGATTTTCGACAGCCCTACCGAGGCAGATATGGGGGCAAGAGCCATCTATGGAAAGACGGCCTATGCCATGGAGTCCTCGATGTGGGATTTAAAAGGGCCTTGCATCTACAAAGATGGGGCTTTTTTCAATCTCAAAATGAAGGAACTTCGAGACGAAAAAGGAGAGCTGCAGTTTGTCCGTGTAGGCGAAGAGAAAGCAGAGAGAATTCCTTCACAGGCGGAGCAGATTGCAGAGCTGGCAAGAAAAAATGCCGAACTCAAAGCAGTAATTGACACGCTTGTACTCGACACGCTAGGAGGTGAATAATGTTTGATTATTTAAAAGGCTTGGCAGAAGAAGGAAAGCTTAACAAGAGACTTCTTGACAGGGCTGTAGCTAAGGGATGGATTACCAAAGCACAGGAGGAAGAGATTCTTCGTATCGCCGCAGAGGAGAAGGGAGCAGAAAATGGATGATAGATTTTAATGCTTTTTTCAGTTTGGTAGATTTTGGAGTGATTATCCAGTCGCTAGGTTGGCTTTTTCTTGGAGGAATCACTTTGGTAGAAAAGTTTGCTCCAAAAGACAAAAAGCCTTGGACGGCGATTCTTACCTTTATTGGGAAAATCCTTACCAGAGAATTTGCAGAATCCCAAAAAGCCTTAATGGACAGAGTTGATGCACTAAGTGACAAGATTGAAGCAGTTGCGGAATCTGTTGAGGAGACAAGGGCTATCGCAGCAAAGGTTAGGATTTTACGTTTCGCTGATGAAATTATCGGAAAGCAAGCTCACAGTAGAGAAAGCTATGTTCAGATTTTTACAGATATTGACACTTATGACAGGTACTGTAGGAATCACTTAGATTTTAAAAATCATAATACCGTGAGCGCAAAGAAACTTATTACTGATGCGTATGAAGAAAGGTCGAAAAACGGCGATTTTAGTTATTAGAAAGAGAGGAAAACAAAATGGATTTTGGAATCACAAGCGTAGTAGCAATCACAGTTATCACTTATCTTATCGGTATGGGGTGCAAGTCTGTAGAAAAACTGGATAACAAATATATCCCGGTGATTTGCGGACTTGTTGGAGCAGTCCTTGGCGTAGTTGGTATGCAGACCATGGCAGACTTTCCGGCAAAGGATGTACTTAATGCCCTAGCTGTGGGGATTGTATCCGGACTAGCCTCTACAGGCGCAAATCAGATTGGGAAGCAGCTTTCCGGCAAATAATTATATTAGAGAAGCAAAACAGATGTTTGCATGAGCAAGCCTGTTTTCCAATTTGATTTACATATCATAAACATTTTATTTAAAGAAAGAGAGGAATTTACTATGAGAAAGAATGGACCTATGCAAAGATATGAAGGAATCGACCAGGATGCAAAGAGACAGGATGTGTCTGTGAAGGACAATAAAGCAGATAACTCTGCCCATCCTGTAGGCTATGGCCGAGGCAAAGGCGAGGACGATGTGGAGCATGGACCCGGAGTAACTCCGAATCCGGATAACTTCACGGGTCCCGGAATCGGACTTAAGAAGTAAATGTTTTTGGGGAGACATTGTTCTCCCCTTTTTTTTATTGGAGAGTTGAGAAGCGTTGAGAAAAGTTGAGAAGCGTTGAGAAACTTTTTGAAAAACTTTTCTCAAATCAGAAATGGAGGTAAAAATGGCTTATCAGAAAGGTAAAAAGCTTTTAGGAGGTGGATACACTTCCTATACAATAGACGGCAAAGGATACTTCGTAAAGCACAAGAGATACTATCAAACGCCCATGCGTGGGGATATTGTCTACTTTTATAGTAGTGTGAAAAAGAGAGTTGCCCATGTAGGAATTGTAATTGAGGTAACGAAGCTAAAGAACGGCCAGTACACAATCAAGACCGTAGAAGGAAACACTTCCTCTGCTCCGGGAGTAGTAAGAAATGGCGGAGCTGTAGCTATCAAGACCTATACATTCTTCCCTGGACAGGAAAGAAGCATTGACGGCTTCGGAAGGCCTTTCTTCGGTGCAGAAACTTGTACTGTGGACGATTTTATCAATGCCGCCATGTTGGAGGTCGGCTACCTTGAAAAAGGAAGCAATAGAGACCTTGGAAGCAAGCTTGGAAATGCAGGCATGAACAACTACACAAAGTATAGCGAGTGGTACGGCATGAATGGTGTATATTGGTGTCAAATCTTCGTTTCATGGGTGGCATACACAGCTTGTAGCCAACATCAAAAGAATCTATTTACCGGATGGAAGCAGGAAGGAGAGTCTTGGTTCTACTATGATGAATCCGGAGTGCCTGTAAAAGGACAATGGGGATATATCAACGGACGTTGGTATGCTTTCGATGATTCCGGAAGAATGATTAAAGGATGGTTTAAATCCTCAGATAATTGGTACTACCTTGGAGAAGATGGCGGAATGTTATCTGGGCAATGGTTGCAGGACAAGGGCAAGTGGTATTATCTGACAGATACCGGAGCTATGGCTACAAGCGCAAAAGTCAAGAAAGCGAAAGGACAAGGCTTTGACTATGTGGGAGCAGATGGGGTATATGATCCTGTGAAATCTTTATTAATAGGAAGAAACTCTGATATAGAAGTAGTGCAGTAGAAGCCATGACCAATTCATGACCAAATTTATCCGAAAAATAGGTAAAATGGCTTCCTTTTTCAGTGCATAGAGATTACTAAAAAGTAATAAAAAGCAAGAAAAAAGCTAGGTTTCATGCCGTTTTTCGCATAAATCCTAGCTTTTTATCATAGCGACGAGGATGGGACTTGAACCCACAACCCGCAGAACGGGCACCAACTTTCCAGGCTGGCCGACTACCATTATCACACCTCGTCTCAGTCAACTGTGCAAGTATACCATTAGCTTTTTTGAAAATCAAGCATTATTTTTTAGAACTTTGCTGTATTTTTCGAAACGATACGCTATAATGAAGCTAACTAAAGAGAAAGGAGAGGCTTCATGCTGGAGTACTTGAATTTAAAGCTGGATGGACTGGGTGTAGGGGAAAGCTCATTGAACATTTGGATGAAGAATGGTCGGATTAAGTATGCCTATGATGCGCCTGTAGAAGATGAAGGTCCGGCTCTTGTCTTGAATGTGCCCAAAGAATCTTCGGAAAGCTTCTTAAACTCTTTAGATGAGTGTGCCATACCGAAGTGGAAGCGAAGCTATTTTCAGGAAAAAAAAGGAGGCATTCCTGCATTTTCCTTCCGTTGGTTTTTATTGTATAAAGAAGAGAATCAAGAGGCGAAAGAGTATCAAGGGATTAATAGTGTTCCGGGAAGTTGGAACCATTTTATTGCTTCTTTAAACAGACTGACGGCTGAGGTGAATAACGCGAATTCTCATCAAATTATGCGCTTTTCCTTACGAGTGGAAGAGGAAAGGGAGAATGTAAGCTGGAATCCTTTGACCCGGAAAGAAGAAAGAGAGGACGTCTTCTTTGAAGAGACTCTGCTTCTTTCCAGAGAAAGTCAAAGCCTTGTTTACCTGCAGAACATGAATAAGCTTCCTTCGGTAAAGCATGAGTACTTTATACCCAAAATCGTGGATTATCTTTTGGGCAATATAGAACGCTTTTTTCAACATTATGATCAGAGTGCGGGAAGCATCGGGGAAGAGAGTCCGGCCCTTTTAGAGATTACAATTCAATATCGGGATGGTCGGTATTTTCAAGTAAAAAGGTCCTATGATCGCTATGGTCTTCCGGATGACTGGGAAGACTTGTTGGAGGACTTTCATAAGACTCTGTCCTACTACGGTGTATTCGGTTCTCTTTTTGATCCAAGACTGTACCGGCATGGTGTGAAAGAAGGAGAACATATTTTTCTAAGCTGTTTATCCGAACCGAATGGAAAGCCTAGTTATTTTCGGAGCTTAGAGGACAATATTTCCGTGGGAGATTTTGTGTTGGTTCCCAGTCTGAAGCAGGAAAATGCGGAAACCGTAATGATGATTTCTGAAGTTCTATATTGTAAGGAAGATGCATTGCCTTGTCCTTTGGAGGAAGCTAAGTTAATACTCCGAAAATTGGATGAAGGAGAATTCTTCGGCTTTTTATCCCAGGATAATCATAACGATGACTTTATGTAAAAAAGGAGAATAAGTTGTGATTTTTTTAGTAGATTTTGAAAATACCCATGCCAGCGGCTTTGAGGGGTATCATTATCTGACAGAGCAGGATACCTTGGTGGTGTACTACAGTGATGAGAATTCTGCTTTACAGAAGGGCGTAGTAGAGGATTTAAAGGAAAAAGCTGTCCATGTAAGAATGGTGAAGCTTTTAAAACAACACAGCAATGCTTTGGATATGTACATTGCTTCTACAACGGGAATGTTTTTGGATACGGGAGAAAAGATTTGCATTGTTTCCAAGGACAAGGGCTATGCGGCGGTTCGAGACTTTTGGCACAGCTTAAGAGGTGCAGAAATTCTTTTGGGAGAGACCATTGAAGAGTGTTTTCTCCATTCTGTGGCCAATGACGATGAAAGAATCAGAAGAGCCAAGGAGAGAAACCAAAAGGTACAGCTTATTGATGCCTTTGAAACCACCAACAATGTTCCTACCAGACCGACATTAAGCTACAGAAACAATTATAGAAGAAGAAAAAATCAATTTCTGGATGTGAACAGCCATTTGGAGCCGGTAGAGCTCTTGCCGAATCCTTTAGCAAAGGAAGATGTAAGCTATGCTTCTTTGGTGGAGGAGGAAAATGACGGAGAACATTTTTCCGTGGATTATTCTGCAAGTATCAAGGAAGAAAAGCTTTATCCGGATGAGGATCATGCTGAAAGCTTTGAGAAAGAGCTATCTTCCGATAGAGCTACAGAAGAAACTGTTGCTGCTAATGAAAGAGAAAATCCGGATTCTCAGGAGGAAGCTAAAACCGCAGATAACACCAAGCCGGAAGAAGCGAAGCATGAGGATTCCTCCAAGAGTTCGATTGAAACCGTGAATCGTATTTATCCTAAGACGGAAAAGAAAGCAAATGCAGGAAGACCTTCTAATCAAATCCAGTATATTTATGATCCGGTTTTAAAAAGGATGAAGCGTGTGGATGTAGAGGAAGTAGCGGAAGACAGCATTTCCGAAACCGGGGCGGAAGAGTCTAAAAAAACGGAAGAGAAAAAGTCTTCCGATGCCGGAAAAGATGGAGCTGTGCAGGAGGATACCGGCGCTGTAACAGAAAGTCGCTCTACGGAGCAAAGGGAACGGCAAAGACACCATAATCGTAGAAGAAGGCGTTCTAACGGAAAGAAGGATAACGGAACACAGGCTTCCGGACAAAATTCCAATCAGGAATCGAGCCAGGACAATACTAAAGCGGTGTCGCAGGATAGTGCTAAAGTAGAAGCAAAGGACAATGCTAAAACAGTAGCAAAGGACTATGCTAAAACAGAAGCAAAGGACAATTCTAAAGAACATGGAAAGGATGCTTCTAAGGAAGAGTCCAAGTCCATAAAGGAACAAAAGCCGGAAAAGCAAGAGAAGGTGGAAACAAAGGAGAAAAGCGGAAAGTCTGATAAAGTGGTAAAGGAAAAGAAATCCGCCAGAAAAACAGGAACAAAAGTCTCTCAAGAAAAACATGTTGAAAAGTCTGCTGAAAAATCTGCTGAGGATTCTGCTAAAGCTTCGACGAAAGAAGAGAAAAAGCAGAACCAGACTCCGGAAAAGAAAGCAAAGGTTAAGGATGCGGATAAGTCTGTAGAAAGTAAAACCAATCTCAAAGCTACAAAAGAAAAGCCGGTAAGGAAGTCTGTAAAGGCTAAGACAGGAGAAGAAAAGTCGGAAACAAAGTCTACCCGGGCGAAGACTGCGGAAAAAACCGATAAAACTAAGGCGGGAGAGAAGACAAATACGACTAAGGAAGAAAAAACGGCAAAAACAAAGACCGGTGCGAGAACTTCCAACGATAAAACTACTGAAAAATCTGTAAAAGCTAAGGCTGATACAAAGAAAACAGAATCAGCAAGTGCGAAAAAGCCCGGTCGGAGAGGAAGAAAGAAAAAGGAAGAAACAAAGGAGACTGACAAGTAG